GTGCTTCCAATTGCAAATGGAGGTACTTCAACAAGTGACGGAGTTATAAATACAATTGCCTATGCCAACAGCGCAGACGGTACGGACGATTTCACCACTGTTTATCCTAACTTGAACTTGATAGACGGAACTAGAGACTTTAGCGGTATTTGGGAATGGGCAGACAATTGGACAACCGACGGAACTTATAAAGGTCTAACTGTTAAGAAAACAACTAAAAAATGGGGTGGTATTCATAAAACATTTACTGCACCCAAAGACGGAACATATACTTTCTCAGCTTATATTAAAAGTTCAGGAAATTCGGCAAATGTAAATAGATTCGTTCAGAAAAATGGAGAAGATTATCGGGGTGACTGGGCTTATAAGGTTTTTAAAAACAATTTTGACTGGTTAAGAGATAGTTTCACTGTAACTTTGAAAGCTAAGGACACTATTTCTGTTCGATACGAAATAAGTGGTTCGGGTTCAGATTCAATTTTATGGACTGCAGGACATAAATGGGAAGAGGACTCAACCCCTACTCTATACATGCCTTTGTCAAGTGAAGCCACAATAAATGATTATCCAAAGTATGTAGGGTTTAGTAATATCATTAAACCTAATAAGAAAAGTTCTGATTATAAGTGGTTACCAATGGGATTAGTAGCAATTGATAGTGATACTGGCTCACTTAAACCTGCAGTCATAGGTATAGATTACGCTCAAGCACACCCAATTGGCTCGGTAGTCACAAATAACTCAAGTTTATCATCAGGATATTCTACAGGCAAATGGGAAAATATCGGTTCGGCAGTAATTGGTTCTACAACGATATATTACTGGAAACGTACTGCATAACGAAAGGAATTAAAAATGAAATTTCCAAAATTAACAAATGGTCAATATGACCGCATCAAACAATTCTTACTAATGGTTGTACCTGCTGCGACTGCTGTAATTACTGGTATTGGAGTAATGAACGGTTTCAGCACTGAGAAAGTGACAGGCACAATTGCTTTACTTGCAACTTTTGCAGGTATTTTGCTGAATTGGGTAGCTGGAAAGTATGATAAGGAGGACTAATGGCATATACAGTAGAACGCAGAATTGTCATACCTGATAAGTATGTTCAAAACGCAAGCGGATATGTAGCACCTTTCAGACAGGTTCATCTGCACAGCACAGCTAACCCCTCAGCGGCTTTAGATAATGAGGTGGCCTATTTATCCAGAAACTATGCAAACGGCAACTACACGCATTTGGTGGGCGAGAATGGACGTGTTATTCAAGTTGCAGAAGTCGGTCAGGGCGCTTGGGACGTTGGTGGAGATTGGAACGCTGAGACTTATGCAGCTATCGAATTTGGCGAAAAAGTGACTAGTCAAGAAGACTTCAACGCATCTTACAGAGCTTATATTGAATTAGCTAGAGACTTAGCCAAACAAGCAGGCATACCACTAACATTAGATACACCAGATGTGGCGGGTATTAAGACGCATAACTACGTGTCCAGTATCGGGCACGGTAGCGATCATGTTGACCCTATAGCATTTTTGGCAAAATGGGGTGTTAGCTATGACGTGCTGAAACACGACATTGAAAATGGTGTCGGAACGGTTGAAACACCTAAAGAAGTAGAAAACGAAGTAGCAAAAGCAAACAAAGGAGAATTGAGTATGTTTATCGCAAAATGTGTAGGTGGAGACGTTAATGATTATGTGAAAAATGGTACATTTGTACTGTTTAATTTGTCACGAGGTACTTATAGCGTATTGAATGGCAACAGTCAAGTAGACGCAGCAGCAGAAAGTCACAAATTATCTACCGGAGAAAGTTTGACAAAAACAGAAATGGGTTACATGGTTATTTTCCACTTAATCATGGGTTCAAAACTTGATTATCGTGCTTAAATGCGGATACGGTCGTATCTGGTATAATGCAGATGAGTTTTTGAAGCTATGAAATTAAAGCCTTACAGTCGATTGGTTGTAGGGCTTTTTTTTATATTTAAATGCCGTATTTTATTCTTAATAAAGATAAAAATATATCAAAAATAACGAAAAATGTTCAAAAAAGTACACATTTTTTTATAAAACTGGTAGAATAGATAAGTACAACGAAAGTTTCAAAGGAGGGTAGCGATGAATTATTCAATTTTTGAAATAGCAAATTGGTTTCTAGCTAAGGAAAATATGACGCCTAAAAAATTGCAAAAGCTTACATATTATGTTCAAGCTTGGGGTCATGCATTGTTAAATCGCCCTGTAATTAACGATACGACATTCGAAGCGTGGGCTCACGGTCCTGTTTCAAGTGAACTTTATAATGAATATAGAGATTTCGGCTGGAATGATATTCCTAAACTAGATAACGCTCCAGATATACAAGACGAGAAGGTAAATGACCTATTAGAGTCGGTGTGGCTCACATACGGAGATATGTCAGCAAATGCTTTGGAAGCGCAAACTCATGTTGAAGATCCATGGATAAAGGCTAGAAGAAAAGCACGCGCAGAAGAAGGCGATAGATGTAACGAAAAAATCTCAGAAGATGATATGAGAGAGTTTTATTTGTCCATCTACAGTGGAGATTGATTTTGCCGATAGAGTTAACTAAAAGTAAAAGCAAAATCATGCTTCAGGTATTTTAACTGATAAAAATAAACAATCTTTCAAGTTTGCTTTAACAGGTTCTTTGGATAATAACTTTTGTTTCAAAGCTTTAAATAAAGCGCAATTAGCGACGTTTCATAAATTCATTGACGAGATATTGTCAAAGCAAATGACCATAAGCGAAGTAGATAAAGCGTTTTTGAGAACCAAAGGTCCAGTGGAGAAGAAAGAAGTGTATGGGAAGACGAGAACTATCCAACACTACGAAAAAAAACGAACTCCATTTAGGATTCACGGATATTTCAATTCAGAGTCTTATTTCGTGATATATCAGATAGACCCTGAACACAAAAAACATAAATAATTAAATCCCTTGTAGACAACCGTCCGCAAGGTTTTTTTGTTTGCAAAAAAAGTATAAAAAGGCATTGGAAAATGTTAAAACGGGTAAAGCGCCAAATATCGAATAAAAGGACACAACAAAGGACACTAAAGTTATAAAAAGTTACAAATAACGGTATTCTATAAACTCCCCTCGGCTCCATTAAAACTATTCACAAATATTCATAACTATCTAAAAGCCTTTAAAATAAGGGTTTTTATTTTTGTTTAATTCATATGTAATCACAACTTTTCATAAAAAGGACACAACAAAGGACACAACTTTCATCGTGTCCTAGAAGTCAACATATTTAGAAAATTTCTCGCCAATATCATCAATGGCTTTTTGCGTAATGTGAGTATAGATGTTCATAGTCGTCTGTAAATCAGAGTGACCAAGTCTGTGTTGCGCTTGCTTCAACGTCATGCCTGATTCAAATATCAAACTGGCATGTGTGTGTCTAAATCCGTGTATTGTTATTTGTTTTAAATCGGAATCTTTTATTATTTGTAACAGCCACTTTCTAGGTTTGGAAGGAGAAAGTACACCACCGTTTTCAGATTCAAATATTAGTTTTCTATCAGGATATTCTTCACGTAAATTATCCAGTATTTCTATAGTCTTTCTATCCAAGCTGATAAGGCGTTCAGATGCCCTGTTTTTAGTCGTGCTGACATCTAAACCAGATTCTGACCTAGATATAGCTTTGTTTATTTCAAGTGTGCTGTCGTGTAAATCAGACCATTCTAGCGCAAGCAACTCGCCTTTACGTATACCAGTGAACGCAAGCACTCGGAATAGAGCTATTTTTCGAATGTCGCCAGTCTTTTCAGCTAAAGACATGAATTTTTTTAACTCCTCGTGATCATAAAAGTTTTTATCTTCTTTTCGTTCCCTTTTTATTTTTGGAGCTACAACGCTTATAGCTGGGTTAGTATCAATATAACCAAGTCTTATGCCGTAATTGAACACGCTTCGAACAAATCCTAATAGTTTTCTGCCGAATTTAAGTTTATTACTCCATCCGTTTTGAAATTCCTGTATCATTCTTGGAGTGATATCTTTTATTTTTTTATTCCCTAAATCTGGCAAAATGTGATTTTTGAATTGCCTATCTGTTTTGTAGTAAGTAGAATCTATTACACTTTTTTCGTACTCGGAAAGCCATTTCTTGTAAAGATTTTCAAATGTAATATCCGTTTTTTCTTCGGGTTTTTCTAGCTCGCTTTGTAGCTTAAATATCGCTTTCCTAGCTTCATGTTTAGTTTTGAATCCACGTTTTCTAGCGAATTTACTTCTTCCGTTCTCTTTTCCAACGTATATTTCAAAGGAATATGCGGTACTACCGTCTTTTTTCTTGTATGATTTTATTTCCATATGTCTAATATCCTTATTTTATGGTAAAATAAAAAGGTAGTCATCCTTTTTACTACGTTTCTATATCGTTACTCACAAACTTTGTCAGGGGAGTGAGTGGCGTTTTTTTATTAATAGAATTTTACAATTAAAGCTGGCACAGTTATTTGGCCACCCATTACTGATTTATAGCTATATAATCCGTATACATATCCGTAAAATGTAATTACATCATTTTCCAGTAATCTATGAGATTCCCATTCGTTTTTAGAGATTTGCACCATGTAAATATCGTCGTACTTACCATTTGTGGCTACGCGTAACGTCGCTCCACCGTCGGTGCTATCAGTTACTTGGATTACAGTTCCTGTAATTTGTAATTTTTCGCCTTTGTGGTTGTTTCCGTTTCTTGCCATCTCTTCATAAGGCAGTGCTTGATATGAATTAGGGTCTCTGTCTGCTGCTTCTTTAGCAGCCTTTTCGGCCGCTTGTTTTTCAGCTTCCGCCTTTTCAGCTGCTTCCTTAGCAGCTTTTTCGGCTTGTGCTTTTTCTTCCGCCTCTTTCCAAACTCTCTCAGCTTCCGCCTTTTCCTCTGCCTCTTTTTTAAGTCTCTCTTTTTTAGCAGCAATAGATTCTTTTTTAGCCACCGTTTTTGTTTCGTTTTTATTTTCAGTTGATGAATTCGATTCTGAATTTCCTGTTGCTCCTATTATTACAACAATAGCAACTATCAACCAAAACCACCATTTCTTGTAAATAGGTTTTTTAGCCTTAGTAACATTTTCATCTCTTTTTCCCATTTCTGAAACTCCTATTCCAGCTTTTAACGTGAATCCTATCTGCACGATAAATTTATTATACACCAAAACCTAACCATTGAAGGCTAGGTTTTTATTATTCACTTTTCAAGCGGTGTAAAACTCGCTACCACTTTACCGATAATTCTCGGTTCTTCTGTAAATGGAGCAAACTTATCGCTATATTTTTCATTAGTAGAAACAAGTCGCAAGCCTTTTTCTTCTTTATAAACTTTTTTGATATAGCTTTGTCCGTCCCAATCAACAGCATAAACGCAACCGTCATACTCAAATGGGCAAGATTTAATCAACGCCACATCACCATTCGGATAATCTGGTAGCATGGAATCGCCGAATATCCAACTCGCAAAGTCGCAATCATACTGTTCGTTATAGTAAACAGTGTCATAGTTACCATCATCAAAATATCCGTAACCAGTACCAGCTGAAAGTTTTTCTTGAACGTTATAAGGAAATAACTTTATCGTTTTTTCTTTATTCTGTTCTTCCAACTGCTCCTGAGCGGTATTGATAACAATTTCTTGTCTTGGTTTTTCTAGTTTATTGAAAATATTGTCTAGGATTGTTTTTGTAGATGATATGTTATCTTCTTTAGGGAAGAAATCGTCTATATTTTTACCAAATATATCAGCAAGTTCAAACAAAGTATCTTGATTAGCTCTTCTTGAGCCATTCTCGTATCTGCCAATAGTTTGCTTAGTCGTTTTGAGCAAGTCAGCTAAATCTGATTGGGTCATATTTTTAAGCAGTCTAAACTCTTTTATTTTATTACCTATAAACACTGCTAATTCCTCTTTATCCATTAGCAACCTCCTTCCATATTTATATAATACTACTAAGTAACCGAAATGGCAACTATTTTTATCAAAAAAAGAAAAGTATTTAAGTTAAAAGAGAAATATTTTTTTTTTTTGATAAAAACTATTGACAAGTAACCGAAATGGTTATACAATGTATTTGTAACCAAAACGGTTATCAAATACTATGGAAGGAGTGATACTTATGCAATCTAAACTGTATGATATTAGAAAGAAAGAAAAACTATCTCAACAAGAGATGGCAGACTTTTTGGATATTAGTAGGGTTTCTTATGGTTATAAAGAAAGAGACCAATTGCCATTCAATCAAGATGAGATGTTCGATATTGCGCATCTTTTCAAAAAGCCTATTTCTGATATTTTTTTACCAAGGAGTAACCGAAATGGTTACAAAGATGGAGTAAAAACAAGCACAAAACATTTAGCAACCTAGAAAGGAAATGAAACATATGAATGAATTGTCACAAGTTGAAAATTTCAACGCAAAAATTTACGGAACAGCAGAAGAACCACTTTTCTTAGCGAGAGATATTGCTGAAATTTTAGAACACTCACGAGCAAGCGAAATGCTTAAATCAGTAGATGATGACGAAAAGCTGATGCAAGAAATGTTTGCATCAGGTCAAAATCGCCAAATGTGGTTTTTAACAGAAAGCGGACTTTACGAAGTTTTGATGCTATCTCGTAAACCAAAAGCGAAAGAATTCAAGCGGAAAGTTAAAGAAATTTTGAAAACAATCCGCAAATACGGCGCATACATGACAGACAAGAAAGCGCAAGACGTTCTACATGGTAATGGTTTAGCTGACTTGCTTATCCAAGCTGGAGAACAAATCAAGTCGCTTGAATTTGATAAACAGCAGTTGCAAGTTGAGTTAGAGGAAGTCAGAGAAAAAACAACTTATCTCGATCTAATTCTTGAAAGTCCTGACGACATCTTAACAACTCAAATAGCACAGGATTACGGATATAGCGCAGTATCATTTAATCGCATCTTGCATGACTTGCGCATTCAACGCAAAGTTAATAAGCAATGGGTACTTTACTCGAAATACATGGGCAAGGGTTACATTGGAAGTCGTACACGAGACTTTGTAGACAGCAAAGGTATTGCACGGACATCAATTACAACGACTTGGAAACAAAAAGGGCGTAAGTTCCTTTATGAAGTTTTGAAGAAAAATGGTTATTTTCCTTTAGTTGAACAAGATGAGTTAGTTAGCTGAACACAAAAAAGCCAGTCGGCAAACTGGCTCACATCAAATTATTATAACTTGATTATATCACAGAAAGGGAAAATATGGAATCCAGTCAAATTTTCGGAGAAGAATTCATGAATCTGCTGAGAGAACAAGCCAAGGAAGCTTACCTGGAAGGTGTCAAAGATGGCAAGAAGTCACTTAAAAATCGTGGATTTGGAACTATCACAGAAGCTCAGAAGATGTCAGGGTACGGAAAAGCAGCTATAACCAAGCTCAGAGATAACGGTGAAATATATTACATCAGGAATGGCGCTAAGTTTCTATATGACCTTGACGATCTATATCACTATATGCAAAGGAACAAGGAGACGTCATGACACGATTCGAACCAAGCGAACATGCAAAACTAACAGCACAGCTAGATAAGCATAGCGGGCAAAATATAGAATACTGGAGCAAGCGGAATGAAAAATAGATTAAGCGACATAGTAGTTGTATTCATTACACGCGGTGCATACGCAGGTTCTCAGTCACATAAAACGGAAGGGGAAGATAAATATACCCTTTACACTCGCGACGGCTTAGAACGCAAACTGATGCCAATTAGCTATTTCAGAATTTTGAACGAGGTATAAAGATGAATGAAGAAGCAAGCCAACGTGAGCAAGAAGAATATGCACAGTTTGAAGCTGAGCAAGAAGAATTGCGTGAGATAGCATGCGCTAAGTATGAAGATTATAAGCCGCTGCTTGATGAAATGATTAAACATAGTTTAGATATTGGTCAGATTGATATGTATGATTTATTGATTGACAGCAAAGAAAAGCTAGAAAAATTCATTTCAGAAAGTGAATGGCAGTCTGCTATTGAGTTTATGGATAAATTATTGGAGGTATAAAACATGGATTTTGCACTTTTACCAGTGGATTTAGAAACAGGAGAACGCATTGAATTTACACCTAGCAACATCAAACAGCTAGGTAATGACGAATTAGCAAACCTGACTTCTAATCTTAAAGTAATGGAAAAGCTTAAAAAAGAAGCAGAGAAAGAAATTAAAAAAAGACTTGATGCTGGTCAAAAATTTACACGTCTATCTTACGATGACAAGCCCAGCAACACAAGAGTGCTTGTGTTAGATGCAGAAGCCAAAAAGTCGCTAATCAAAAATTATGGACTAGAAAGCGTAGAACCTTTATCAATCGCTAAATTAGAAAAGAAATACGGCGAAGGTATCTATGAAAAATTACAACCTTTTATCGTGGAAAAACCAAGAGCCAAGTCAATTAAATGGGATGAGTAGAGGTAATTAATATGAGTAAACTTAAATTTAATGAACTCCAAAATAAAATGAACCTCAAAAAGCAAAAAGGGCAAGCGGTTAATTACACATATAGAAGCGCTGAGCAAATTCTTGAACATTTCAAAGCTCAGGACAGCGGATGGGAAGTCATCCTGACAGATGACATAAGTGAAATTGGCGGAAAACTATTCATGAAATCGACAGCGATTGCTAGAGACGCAGACGAAAAACATGAAGCAATTGGTTTTGCTGAATTGTCTGACGTTCCTATTTTGAAACTAAAAGCTGGCGGTGAAAAGAAACAGATGACTGAGCCACAATGGACTGGCGCAGTGAGTAGTTACGCAAGGAAATATGCGCTACAAGGTCTATTCGGTATCGCAGATGTTGACGTAGATGAACTTGAACTACAACAAGAAGTTATTCATAAAAAAGAACAGGTTAAAAAACGTGACTTTTCACAAGAAATCAAGCAAGCAAATACAAAAGACGAAGTGGTGAAAATAGCAACAGAAGCTAAATCATTTGGTCTTGGGAAAAGTGTTTTAGAAGCTTACACAGAAAAAATTAAAGAATTCGAGGGTTAAAAATGATTAATAACGTAACTTTAGTAGGTCGCTTGACAAAAGATGTCGAGCTGAAATATACACCAGCAAATCAAGCAGTAGTCCAGTTCGTGCTTGCTGTAAATCGCACCTTTAAAAACGCAAACGGAGAGCGTGAAACAGATTTCATTAATGTTGTCATCTGGAGACAATCTGCCGAAAACTTCGCAAAATGGGCTAAAAAAGGCGCTTTGATTGGCATTACAGGGCGCATTCAAACACGGAATTATGAGAATGCTCAAGGTCAACGTGTTTATATGACTGAGGTAATCGCTGAAAACTTCCAAATGCTTGAAAGTCGTAACCAGCAACAGGGGCAACAGCAGGCGCAACAACAGGCTACACAGCAACAAGCTAAGCAACCTGACCCATTTTCTGGCGGTACACCTATGAACTTGAATGATGATGACCTGCCATTCTAAGGAGTTAAAACATGACAAAAGAAGAACTGATTAAAAGTTTTGAGCGGAACAATTGGGAACTTCATGAAATTTACAAGGCTAAATTACTAGCTCTAAACTATGGCGAGCTGGTAGACAAACTTATCCACTTGAAGAGTCAGACGGCTATCGTGATGTTTGGAGGTTGATATGGAATCAGGATTTACAGGTAGTAATTATTATGTGATTATTCCTGAGAAGATTTTACACAATAATAAATTATCGCCTTTCGCTAGATTGATATATGGTGAATTGTTAGCGCTAGCTAATATAAACGGATTTGCTTGGATAAGCAACAAGAAATTAGCAGAAAAGTACGATGTTACTACTCGGACTATAACACAAGCGATATCTGTATTAGAAGCCGAAAATTTACTTGTAACAAAATTGATTTACAAATCTAACAGCAAAGAAGTTGAAAGAAGAGAAATTTATTTCAATGCACCTATGGAAAATAATTTCATGGGGGTACCGAAAAAATCTTCTATACCCTATGGAAAAAATTTTCCATACCCTATAGAAAAAAACTTCCAGGATAATAACACAGTTAATAACACAATTAATAATAATAATAATAATAACGACATCAGTGAACTAATTAATTTTTATGAAGGCAATTTTGGTGTAATTAATCAATTCACTTTAGATAACGTTACTCATGATTTAAATGATTATGGTAAAGACTTAGTAATGGAGGCTATGAAACGCAGCGCTACTAATGGCAAGCAATATGGATACGTTAGAGGCATATTGAAAAATTGGGGTAGTAGCAACGTAAAAACAATCCACGATGTAGAAGTTTTAGATAATAGTTTCAAAAAAACGAAACAGGCTAGTAACACTGACGATAAGTCAGATTGGACGTGGGCTGAGAAGAAAGCAGGTTTTAGAGAAGTATGACTGATTATTTAGAGCCGTTTGTGGTGAGTGAAAAACCACTCGCTAGTCTAGCTAAAGACTTAGTAGTGCTTGATGAGTGTTGCAGTGTACACACCGAAGAACATTTAGTAAGTCATAAGCTGAGACCTCAGACAAAGGCTTGCAAGCTTTGTGTTGAAAATAAAAAAATAGCTAAAACTATGGAGTTTGGCGGATTGCCTGACTGGACAGTACGAGATGAAAATACTGGTCAAGTAGTTAGATATAACCCTCAAAACGAAGAATCTGACGGAGATATTATATCTGATGGAGAATTTAAGCAAACTAAAACTAGCTTATCTGATATTTTAGCTAAATTCAAAGCTCAAAAAGGATATGACTTAGAAAAATCTGGAGTTATTGAATTCGCTTATGAGATGGAATCTTTGGAAAAACTAGAGGCATTCCAAAAATGGGTCATCGAAAAATTCAGAGGCGAACACAAACACGTTGAAAAAATTATGGTTCACGAGTATTTATCAATGTCTAAAAATGCTTATATGAGTCCAGAAAATAAGCAGAGACTAATTGATAAGAAAGGCGCTATTGAACGTTCAGAAATGGTTATTGTTGATAATCTTGGAGATTATTCGCCAGACGAGCAAAGTCAGTTTCTGAGTTTGATGAGGATGTTGCAAAACAAAAAGTTTATTTTGTACACTTTCGCAGACGCAGACGACAGACTGGATAAATTGCCTACATCTGTTAAGTTTGCGATAAAAGGTAACAGAATGGCTATTTTATAAGCGGGTATTGCCGTTTTAGGAGGAAGAGTGAAGTTTTCATTTGAATTATCAAAAATGCCGACGACTAATCAGCAAAAAGGTGTGAAATTTATCAACGGAAAGATGATTAGATTTGACCGAAAAGGAACTAAAAACACGGAGCTATTAAATCATTTAATCCAAAATCGCCCTAAAAACCCTATCTCTGATAAAACGACACCGATTAAGTTATCCGTGATATTTCACTATGCTATTAAGCAGAAAAAGAAATGGTGGCAATGGAAAACAACAAAGCCAGACTTGGATAACTTGCTCAAAGGGTTACAAGATTACATGACAAAGCTAAGATTCTATGTCGATGACAGTCAGATTTGCTGGTTGGAAGTCAAGAAATTTTATAGTGAGAAAAATAGTATTGAGATTGAAATTGAGGAGATATAGGAAAAATGGAAGAAGTGCAAGACAGAAGAAAGCGTATCAAGTACGAAACATATAATGACCACTTGGAAAATGCTAAAAGATATAACATACCTCGTGCGCAGTTAATTATTGCAGATATCCCTTACAACTTAGGAAAAAACGCATACGCAAGTTCTAGCGCTTGGTATGAAGGTGGCGACAACAAGAATGGCGAGTCAGACAAGGCGAATAAGGAATTTTTCGATACTGACAAAGATTTTAAAATCGGTAATTTCCTTGACTTTGCAGCTCGTTTGTTAAAACCTGAGAGTAAAGAAAAGACTGGTAAAACAGGTCAGACAGCGCCTTGCATGATTGTATTCTGTGCATTTAATCAGCAATCTATGGTAATTGAAGAAGGCAAGAAACACGGATTCAACAATTACATCAATCTTGTTTTCAAGAAAAAGTCAAGCCCGCAAGCACTCAAAGCAAACATGAAGATTGTAGGTAATTGTGAGTATGCTATTGTGTTATATCGCAATCGACTGCCAAAATTTAATAATAAAGGAAAAATGATCATGAACGGGATGGATGTGACTATTGGCAATCCTGATGATTATTACTTAGATTTTTGGAAATATGGCGGCTGGTGCGTCGAATGGCAAAAGGATGGTGATTCTGTACCTAAAATACATCCAACGCAGAAACCAGTTTCATTGTTGAAAAATTTAATCGAGATTTTCACAGATGTTGGCGATGTCGTGATTGACCCATGTTGTGGAAGCGGGTCAACAATTAGAGCTGCTTACGAGTTAGGTCGCAGTGCTTATGGTTTTGAGATTAAAAAGGAATTTTACGAAAAACAAAAACTGCTTTTTAAAAATATGAAAATGCAAGTCAGTTTAGAAGATAGCGAAAAAATAAAGGCTGATAATACTGAAATTCAGCTAGAAATGTTTTGAGGATATTGAAAAATGAGTGATAAAACTTTCGGAGAATTATTCTGGAATAATGTTGACAAAATGCTGGAAGAAAACAAAAAAGGACTGAAAGATATTTCAAGATTTCTTGAAAGCGAACCTAAAAAAGCGAACAATCTGTATCACAGATTACATCGCAGTCGTTCAGAAGGAACGAATCCGAGCAATATCATGGGCGGTGGAATTTATAAGTACTTAAAACAGTTTGATGAGTTTCTGACAGTCGGATTTCTGTATGATGAGTTGAAAGAGGACGTATGAAATTAGTGCTACTAATCGCATCAGCTATGACAGCAATATTGATGATGATTCACATCTTAGAACAGCGTTACAAGCGTAAGCGTATTGCTGAGATTGAGGAGAAGTTGAAAGGTCGGTATAGAAAATGACTAAAAAACAAGAATCAATCAGCGCATCGTGGTTATACGTGATACTTATTTTACTTTGTTTGTTCGGTGCTGTTACGCTTATGTCGACACTAGAGACTAGCAAGGTAAAGCGTGAGCAGATACGGATTTATAACCGTATAAATAACATGGAGCGAACTTTGATGACTAAAGACAAGGAGTTGGAGCAGTATTTGATTAAGGAGGTAGAACCATGAAAGACCCAGAAGTTGAGTTGAGAAGAAGACTGCACAACTTACAAACTGGTCACAATTTAACGTATGAAGAGTTTTGCTTGTATGGAATTAGAAATTTATACAAAGCTGATAAAGCGGCAGCGAAAGAGTTTAAAACGACAATTGGCATTGAACGCAATGTTAAAAACAAGATTATGCGTAAATTATAGTATGTGAGGTCGAGATTTAACGCTGACGACGTTTTAATATAGTTTTGGTATAAATATGTACCTGATTTTTAAAGTGGCGTGTGAGGCGTTTTGAGAGGATATAAGTGTAATGAACCAAGAGAAATTAAAGCGAATAAATGAAATTAATAAAGATATTTCCGAAATAGAAAAATTTTTAGATTACGTGACAAGAGGTAGACTTGATATTTTGAGTAAAAAATCAGTTGAGAGGGGTATAATTTTTAGAAGACCGTCTTATGGCGTTCTTGAAAATTATGATTATACAGTTCCGAAAGAATTGACTAGCGAAGTCTTAAAAGTGATTAGAGACCACAGAGAGAAACTAATTTCTGAGCAAAATGTATTGTGGGGTAGTGAATGAAATTTATAAGTAATTTATATTTGTGTTTAATTGTTTTCATGACAATTTGGTCAGTAACTCTAGTATTTGTGAGTAACGCAAGTATTTACTCTTGGGTAGCAGTGATAGGATTAGCTATTGTTAGCGCATTAATTAGCAATAAATATCATGGCAAGCATGACGAGTGACTATTTTGTTGACGTCAACAAAATATTGAAATAGCAAGGTTTAGAAAGTGAGATATGATGAAAACAGAAGAAATAGTACAAAACTACCAAATAAAGTTGTTAAAGATTATATTCAAAGAAATCGATAATCTGATGACGAAAAAAGAAGATGCGGATATTAACACACATAAACTTGCTGAAAATGGTTGCTCTGTGAGAACATCAGCATATTGGAAATCAGTAGGAAATGCAGAGTTTTACATTAAAGAAATCTACCAAAAGTTGAGCGTTTTAGCAGAAATTGATAGACTTTTTCATTGGTCCGATCGTTTACATCAAGAACAATTAAAATTTGTCAGTAAATATCCCAAAGTTATGGAAAAATACAGACAAACTAATATCGCTGGTCAATGACATTTGTAGATAAACAATGGATGTTTGTTTAGAAAGGAGTATCGTGGACGGACTAGGATTACTATATAGCGATGATGAGGTAAGCAATGCGATTGATGAGAGCAAGAAAGTGCTGAGGAAGTATCGTCAGTTGAAGATTGCTAAAAAATTAAAGATGCCAAGTGTAAAATCGCCAACGTTTTCAGATATGCCACGAGGAGGATCGGGAATTGGCGACACGGCACTTGATAAGTACATGGATGTAATTAGTCAGTTGGAAGAAATAGAGCGCTGTGTGGCACGCTGTGAGCCCACAGCGAGTAATGTGTTACGTCAGAAGTATCTATCTGATTCAGAGTATCCGCAGTGGAAGCTTGCAGAATTAACTGGATATTCGATTAGTAGATATAACGATTACTTAAGACAAGCATTGTTACAATTCGCTACGGCTTATCGTATAATCTGAAAAATCGGATAATTGTCGTATAAATGTTCGGAAATAACTAATATAATAGTATTATGATGATTGCGGATAAATATTCAATCACACACATTAATTACGTATTACCGCAGAATCACGTCCAGTTGTTCGGAATTTCCAGACAACTGGGTAGTGGGAATTAGCTCAGTTTGGTCAGAGCGCCTAGTTTGGGACTAGGAAGTCGCAGGTTCGAATCCTGTATTCCCGATAAGAGCAAGCTTCAACCTCGGTAAAAGGAAGCTAGAATCTAAAAGTTGATTGTTGACTGCTAGGAAAGACTAGTGTTGGGGATTTGAAAGCTAGCCGCGGTTCAAGTAGACAGTTCGATTCTGTCATCCCTAGTATAGAACCTATGAAACACGGTGACACTTCGGATGCCGTCAGCGTGGCTGTATAACAGTTTAAAGGCATATAATAATAGCGAAGTACAAGCCGTGCGACATTTATAGGTTAGGTCGCAATCAGGGAGAGTATGCAAGTGGTTAAAGCAGGCGGACTGTAAATCCGTTCCGATTGGTTCGTTGGTTCAAATCCAACCTTTTCCATATATTAATTAATCAAGTCATAGCATGCGCTGTGGCTTTTTGTGTGGGAAAGGATATAGGATAGGTATGAATCATATCATTGATATAGTCATTAGCATTCTCCTTTATAACATAGCTTTCAACAATGGTGCTAGGTCTGAGAGAAATAAACATAAAGGAAAGGATATAGGATAGGTTATGAAAGACATTAATGAAGAATTACTAACATTAGCGCTGGATAAGTTGCAAGGATTAGAATTGAAAGACATTGAATCTATTGAAGTTAGCAATAAACGATATAGTGATACGACAACTTTGTCTATTGAAATTGATTATGTTAATAAACCTAGGATAGGCTATGGTAATTAGAGCAGACCGACAAGGACCACACCGTGTAGCCTTTGATAAGAACAGGAAGATAATACTTAAGACTAGAAACACTTGTGCTATATGTGGTAAGCCAGTTGATATGAATATCAAAGCACCTGCACCATTGAGCCCAGTCATTGACCACATCATACCTGTGTCTAAAGGTGGACATCCATCAGCAATTGATAATCTACAGCTTGCCCATTGGACGTGTAACAGGCAGAAGTCTGACAAGTTATATAGTAATAAGGTAGCCGAGACGCCTAAAGTATTAGGAAATAGAAATCTTCCACAAAGCACAGAATGGGCACTATACGGTCATTAAATAATTTAGGTATAAATACATTAAAACATTTCTAAAACGCTGTGAGAGTTAAATAGGGGGCATATAGACCCATCCTCGTGTGTGTTACGCACTTCAGCAGTCACTGCACATATTTTCACACGCGATATTTGAAAAACAAGAAAGAGAGAAATTTTCCAATGGAATATAGAGGTATAGAGTATCTCAGAACAAAGCTAGCGACATACGAACAAAGGGCTAAGATGCGATACAAGCATTATGCGATGAAGTACAACGACGCTCAAATTGGCATCACAATACCGCCAGAAATCAGACAAAAATATAGGTCGGTTTTAGGTTGGTGTACTAAAGGTGTAGATGCTCTAGCTGACCGACTTGTGTTTCGAGAATTTGCTAATGATGACTTCAATGTAAATGAGATATTTGCGGATAACAACCCAGATATCTTTTTTGATAGCGCCATATTATCTGCTTTAGTTACGTCTTGTTCTTTTGTCTATGTTTCAAAAGGCGATGATGATAATGTTCGACTGCAAGTAATCGAGGCTAACAATGCAACTGGTATTATTGACCCAATAACAGGTCTATTGACCGAGGGTTACGCAGTACTTAACCGTGATGACTTTGGGGCACCAACTCTCGAAGCGTACTTCACAGCAGGCCGAACCGATTACTATTCAAAAGCTGATTCCAACGTAACCTCAATCACTAATGACGTGGAATATCCACTTTTGGTGCCAATCATTCACAGACCAGATGCCGTTCGTCCATTTGGTCGGTCTCGCATAACTCGTGCTGGCATGTATTGGCAAAAATATGCTAAACGTACACTTGAGCGTGCAGATGTCACTGCGGAGTTCTATTCATTCCCGCAAAAATATGTAACAGGAATTAGTTCAGATGCGGAGGCTATGGATAGCTGGAAAGCTACCGTATCGTCAATGCTTCAATTCACAAGCGACAATAACGGTGATAAACCAACACTTGGACAATTCACCACGGCTAGTATGTCACCATTCACTGAACAGTTGCGGACTGCTGCGGCTGGATTTTCTGGCGAAACCGGACTGACATTGGATGATTTGGGATTTGTCTCAGAAAATCCGTCAAGTGTTGAGGCGATTAAGGCAAGTCATGAGAATTTACGACTAGCAGGTCGCAAGGCGCAACGGTCATTAGGTTCAGGGTTATTAAATGTTGCTTATATCGCAGCTTGTTTGCGAGACGAAACACCTTACTTGCGTTATCAATTCAACAAGACCGTGCCAAAATGGGAACCGTTGTTTGAAGCTGATGCAAGTGCTTTATCTACTATTGGAGATGGCGCTCTTAAAATCAACCAAGCTCTTGATGGATATATCGATAAAGAGGTCATGCGAGATATAACAGGTATCAAGGGGGCTGAATAATGGACGATATTGTACCTAGTTTACTAGAGAAGATACAATCAGATTTTACAGCTAGAACAATTGCAAGCGACAAGCTAAAAAGCGCATTGAAGTCGCTCAAAAGTAGAAAAGCCGATTATTTGACGGTCAATGATTTTGCGATTGAAGTTGGAAGTATTTTATCAAGTGTTTTTGGAAACAACATCACTGCTGATGTGCTACCAGACGGTAGAATGTATTATAACATCGCTGAGCGTATTCTAAACCCAACCATGACTAATAACTTTAGTCTAATATCTGACTTTTCGTCAGAGGTTCAAGCTTTACTAAACGAATCAGCAGGAATCAATATTAGAGCGCAAACTCCAGACATCAATCAATCTCGCATAGACGGTATTATTGACCGTTTAGCAGATACTGACGACTTTGAAACAATCAAATGGATATTAGACGACCCTATTATTAATTTTTGCCAAAGTGTGGTAGATGATTCTGTCAAAGCTAACGCTGATTTTCATTACGATGCAGGTCTTAAACCAGTCATTACTAGACGATTGGGTGGCGATGCTTGCGCTTGGTGTCGTAACTTAGCTGGTAGTTATGAGTATCATAGCGAGCCTGAGGATGTTTATAGACGTCACGAACGCTGTCGGTGTACTGTTGAGTACAAGCCAGATAAGAAAAAACGTCAGAACGTATGGACTAAGGTTATTAGAGATGTCTCTGAAATTGAGCGTCGTAAAACTTTGAATTTAAGAGAGTAGGTGGTCTAATATCTCCCAGCGATAGGGTCATCATGCAAGAATAGAAGGGATTGAATGGCTGAAAATAAAAAATTTGGCAATCAACTCCCGACAACATCGGTAATACTGCCATATGAAGATAGTCTATATCAACAAGCAATAGACCTATATCAAAAGACTGGACGCAACTGTTACGAGTGGCAGCTAAATATGTTGAAAGACATAATGGCTACTCAAGACGACGGATTGTGGACGCACCAAAAGTTTGGCTACTCTATCCCACGGAGAAACGGTAAAACTGAAATCATCTATATGTTGGAATTTTGGGCGCTTGAAAAAGGCCTTAAAATCTTACATACGGCACACCGCATTAGCACGTCACATGCATCGTTTGAGGCTTTAAAAAAATACCTTGAAGATGCTGGTTACGTTGACGGAGAAGATTTTAACTCTATCAAAGGTAAGGGCCAAGAAAGAATTGAACTCTATGAATCTGGTGGAGTTATCCAATTCAGAACACGTACATCAAGCGGTGGTCTTGGTGAAGGATTTGACTTGCTTGTCATTGATGAAGCGCAAGAGTACACCACCGAGCAAGAATCTGCACTTAAATACACGGTAACTGATAGTGATAATCCTATGACGGTAATGTGTGGTACGCCACCAACACCGGTGTCAAGCGGTACGGTATTCACTAGCTATCGTGAAAAGTGCTTATTCGGTCAATCAAAATACGCTGGATGGGCTGAGTGGTCTGTTGAGGAAACGAAAGATATTAACGACGTTGACGCGTGGTATCATTCTAACCCCTCGATGGGCTATCACCTCAATGAGCGTAAAATTGAAGCCGAGCTTGGCGAAGATGAACTTGACCACAACATTCAGCGTCTTGGATATTGGCCTAAGTACAACCAAAAGTCTGCTATCTCGGAAAAAGAGTGGGCAGGCTTGAAAGTTAGCGTCCTGCCAGTGCTTAAAGGTAACCTGAACGTTGGTATTAAGTTTGGTGTTGACGGTACTAATGTAGCTATGAGTATATCCGTTAGAACTCTGTCAGGTAAGGTGTTCGTTGAAGTTATTGACTGTAGGTCTGTCAGAGATGGCAATCAATGGATAATTAATTTCTTGAAAACAGCGAATTATGACAGCGTTGTAATTGACGGCGCTAGTGGTCAAAGTCTTTTAGCACAAGAAATGAAAGATTTTAGACTAAATACGCCAATTTTGCCAACAGTCAAAGAAATCATCAATGCCAATACGTCTTGGGAACAAGGTATTTATCAAAAATCAATATGTCACAAAGACCAACCGTCTCTCACAAAAGTTGTCACTAACTGCGAGAAACGGAATATTGGATCAGGTGGTGGATTTGGGTATAAGTCACAGTTTAATGATATGGATATATCACTTATGGATAGTGCATTACTGGCTTATTGGGCTTGTAATAATAGCAAGCCAAAAGTTATACAACAAATTAGGTATTAGACGACTAAGAAATTAGTCGTTTTTAATATATTTTTATTACCGAACTGTCGGGTAAAACAGGAAAAGGAGACATAAAATGTCATTTAAAGCAATTGAAACACAGGAAGAATTTGACCGTATCATCAGCGAGCGTTTGTCGAGACAAAAAGAAAGTTTTGAAAAGCAGCTTGCAGATTACGACCAACTCAAAACATCTAAAGCAGACTTGGAATCACAAGTTGGTACTTTACAGTCAACTATCGAGCAATCAAAAGCTGGTCAGGAAGACTACACCAAACAAATCAGCGATTTGACATCAAAAGTAGCAGGCTATGAAACTGCTAACTTACGTACACGTATCGCTTTACAGAATGGTTTGCCTTATGACCTAGCAGACAGATTAGTCGGAGATGATGAAGAAAGTATCAAAGCTGATGCTGAACGCCTGTCGTCATTTGTCGCAAAACCACACTCAGCGCCATTGAAAAATGTTGAACCAAACATCCAAAAAGATGAAAATAGCGCTTATCGTAAATTAGTCGATGGACTAAAAACAGAAGGAGAATAAAACATGGTATTAAACAAAGGAACATTATTTGACCCAACATTGGTCACAGACCTAATCAGCAAAGTAACTGGTAAAAGCTCGATCGCACGATTGTCAGCTCAAAAACCTATCCCGTTCAACGGTGAAAAAGTTTTCACGTTTACAATGGATTCAGAAATTGATGTAATTGCTGAAAGTGGTAAGAAAACTCACGGTGGAGTATCACTTGCACCACAGACAATGGTGCCAATCAAAGTTGAGTATGGTGCGCGTATTTCAGATGAATTTATGTATGCATCTGATGAAGAAAAAATTAACATCTTGCAAGCATTCAATGATGGTTTTGCTAAAAAAGTTGCCCGCGGTATTGACTTAATGGCATTTCACGGCGTCAATCCGCGTTCAGGTACAGCATCGGCTGTTATCGGAACAAACAACTTTGACTCTAAAGTCACTCAAAATGTAGAGGCTCCAAAAGGTATTGCAGATGCCAATGGCGCTATTGAATCAGCAGTTGAATTGCTAACTGGTGTTGATGCTGATGTGACTGGTATCGCAATCAACCCGTCTTTCCGTTCAGCTCTTGCTAAACAAAAAGACTTGCAAGGAAATGCGCTTTTCCCTGAATTGAAATGGGGTGCAACACCTGACACTATCAATGGCTTGCCAGTAGATGTCAATAAGACAGTATCTGATATGTCAACAGAAAACGACCGCGCAATCGTCGGAGATTTTGCTAACGGATTCAAATGGGGTTATGCAAAAGAAGTACCACTTGAAGTTATCCAATATGGCGACCCTGACAACTCAGGTCTTGACCTTAAAGGTTATAACCAAGTCTATATTCGTGCTGAATTATTCCTTGGTTGGGGTATCCTTGATGCTACTAAATTTGCCCGTGTAACCGAAGCTGCTGTATAAGGGGGTGTTAAATGAGATACTTTAACACATTAACTAAAGCCACAATCGACACAGAGTTTAAAATCTCAGGCGGCGATTGGGTGCTTGAGGATGAACTAGAAAAAGTTGTTGCAGATATCGTTGTAGATACAGTCGACGATAAACAAAAGGAAGTAGAGCAATTTTCGGAAGAAACTACTGGTGACGAGACATACGACGGTATCACTAAAGCTCAAATCATGCAAGAATTAGATGCTTTTGGTATTGAGTATGACAAGAAAGCTACTAAACGTGTGTTATATGACCTTATGACAACTCAAGGAGAGTGATTCCATGGCAAGTTTCGCAAGTATTGACGACTTAACAACCTTATGGCGAGCGTTGAAACCTGACGAGATTGAACGAGCTGGGAAATTACTGGAAGTTGTTTCTGATTCCTTACGCATGGAAGCGCATAAGGTCGGAAAGGACTTAGATGTTATGGTGGGCGAAAGTCCGCCATATTTTCTTAGTGTCGTGAAGTCTGTGACGGTTGATATTGTCGCCAGAACGCTTATGACGTCAACTGACCAAGAACCAGTCATACAAGGTACTGAAAGCGCATTAGGCTACTCACAATCGTTTTCTTATCTCGTGCCAGGTGGTGGTCTATTTATCAAAAATAGCGAATTAAACCGTCTTGGTCTAAGGCGTCAACGGTATGGAGTGATTGATTTTTATGGCTAGATTAAAAGGTATTACAATCACGCTTGTTGATAAGATCCAAAACGGAGAGGACGACTTTGGAGCTATTATCTATGATGATGTTGAAATCTCGGTAGATAATGTCTTAGTCGCTCCAACATCAACGGACGACATTGTCAATCAAATGTCCCTAACTGGTAAAAAAGCAGTATACACACTAGCTATACCAAAAGGAGACACTCATGATTGGGAAGATAAGGAAGTGAAATTCTTTAATCAACGGTGGCGAACGTTCGGAGTCCCTTTAGAGGGTATCGAGGGCATGATACCGCTTGACTGGAATAAGAAAGTGATGGTTGAAAGGTATGGCTAACAAGTTTAAATTAAATTATTCTGGCGTTGGACAACTTTTGAAATCAGCAGAAATGCAAGCTATCTTGTCCGAGAAGGCGACAGCAATTCAGCAACGTTGTGGCGATGGCTACGAGACCGACACGTATGTCGGAAAAACACGCGCTAATGCTATGGTCAAAGCGACATCGTTCAAGGCAAAGCGTGATAATTTAAAAAATAACACGTTACTAAAGGCGGTGCGATGATGATTGAGGTTGTTATTAGAAAATATCTGTCTAGCGTTTTGAGTGTCCCTGTATATCTCGAAAGACCCGAGGAAACACCTGAAAGTTTTGTCTTGTTTGAAAAAACTGGAAGCAGCAGAAGCAATCATATTTTGTCATCAACTTTTGCTTTTCAAAGTTACGCTAATACCATGCAAAAGACAGCTGAGCTTAACGAACAAGTCAAGGACGCAGTCGATGGACTGTTAAGTCAAAATGAAATTCACAGCGTCAGATTAAATAGCGATTATAACTATACTGACACAACTACCAAGCAATACCGCTATCAGGCGGTGTTTGATATTGGACATTATTAGGAGGAAAAATATAAATGGCAGATGCTAAAAATGTATCGACAGCAAAACCAAAAATTGGTGGGGCTATTTATTCGGCACCACTCGGAACAGCACTACCAACTGACGCAACCACTGCTTTAAATGCAGCTTTCAAAAGTTTAGGATATATTTCAGAGGACGGTATGACGAATACCAACTCGCCATCAAGCGAGTCAACAAAGGCTTGGGGTGGTCAGGTTGTATTATCAACTCAAACAGAGAAAGAGGACACGTTCCAATCAACTCTAATCGAGGTGCTAAACGTTGAGGTGCTTAAAGAAGTCTATGGTGCTGACAACGTAACTGGAACTATCGACACTGGTATCACGATTAAGGCTAACGCTAAAGAGTTAGTAGAACATTCTATCGTCGTGGACATGGTGCTAAAAGGTGGTATCTTGAAACGTATCGTACTACCTAGCGCCAAAGTATCTGAAATCGGAGACATCTCTTATGGAGATTCTGATGCAATTGGATATAAAACGACATGGGCTGCGCTACCTGACACTGACGAAAATACTCACTACGAGTATATCAAAGCGCCAACAGTTGCCGGAGGTGGTGCTTAATGTTAAAAGGTACAACTAAATCAGGGTTTAATTTTGATATTGAAGATAAACGTTTGAATAACTACGAGTTGCTGGAAGCGATTAGTGATGTTGAAGAAAGTCCGTTGGCGTTGCCTCGTGTAATCAAATTATTACTCGGAGACAGTAAAGCTAAAGCACTCAAAAATCATGTACGAGATGATGAAGGATTTGTTTCTTCTGAAAAACTATCCGCTGAAATTATGGAAATTTTCGAGTCTCAAACGCTAAAAAAATAACGCTCCTCGCTGGGATGATTAGATTTGATGAGGATGCACTAATCTGTGACCTTGCAGAAACTTATCAAATATACGATTATCGACAGCTACCGCTCCAAATGGTAGCTGTTTTTTCGTATGGTTTGAGAGATGACAGCCGCATCAAAATGAGCATCCGCAAGCAGTCTGCACCGCTTGATACTATTTTGCTAGCAGGTCTTAGCGATAGGTTGGCCTTGTTGCTATGGACTAAAACAAAAGATGCTGAGCATGGTCGCAATAGACCGGATTCAATCTTGGAAAGTCTGGCGAATGTCAAAAAAGAGTCAAGTCAGCTAACATTTGCATCTGGCGAGGAGTTCGAACAAATGAGACGAAAATTATTAGAAGGAGGTGGTTAAATGGCTACTGATTTAGGTCAAGCATATGTGCAGATTGTGCCATCAGCCAAAGGCATCAGTGGGGCTATCCGTGGGCAATTAGACCCAGAAGCTAGTTCGGCTGGTATAAGCGCAGGGAACAACATAGCTGGTAGCATGATTAAAATCATCGGGACAGCAATCGCTGCTGCTGGAATAGGTAAGTTATTTTCATCTGCACTATCCGAGGGAGCTGACTTACAGCAATCAATGGGCGGTATTGAGACGCTTTTCAAAGGTTCGGCTGATAAAGTCAAGAAATATGCAGATGAAGCCTATAAAACATCTGGTCTGTCAGCTAACGACTACATGCAGAATGTAACAAGTTTTTCTGCTAGTCTATTACAATCAATGGGCGGAGATACTGAAAAGGCTGCTGATAAAGCCAATATGGCTATGGTCGATATGTCCGATAATGCCAATAAAATGGGCACGAATATGGGAGATATTCAGAATGCTTATCAAGGTTTTGCTAAGCAAAATTACACGATGTTGGACAATCTGAAATTAGGCTATGGCGGGACCAAGGAAGAAATGTCTCGTCTTTTAACTGATGCCACGAAGTTAACTGGTGTCAAATATGATATCAATAATTTGAGCGACGTATATAGCGCAATTCACGCAGTCCAGGAACAACTAGGCATTACTGGAACAACTGCAAAAGAATCAGCAGAGACTTTCAGTGGTTCATTGGCATCAATGAAGTCAGCATTCTCTAACGTGCTTGGTAAGTTAGCGCTAGGTCAAGCAATCGAGCCAGAACTTAAAGCATTGGCAGAAACAACAAGCACATTTTTGTTTAAAAATTTCTTTCCAATGGTCGGTAATATTTTAAAAGGCCTTCCGACGGCTATTGGTACTTTTATATCAGCAAGCGCTCCGATATTGTCTCAACAACTTGGTGGCATGCTTTCAAATATAGATACTAATCAGGTGCTGTTATCTTTTCAAACGATGTTTAATAATGTATTAAATTGGATAACCGCAAATTTACCTAGTTTCTTAGCTAAAGGTGTTGAGATATTAACCAATATCGGAAACGGTATTTTACAGGCTATTCCAACTTTAATAACAACCGCCGGACAAATAATCAACAATTTATTCAACTTCTTGATGACTAATTTACCAGTCATCTTTGAAGCTGGTAAAAGCCTGTTACTCAATTTAGTCAGCGGGATAATCGCAAATTTGCCAGCTATTGGAAACGCTGCAATTCAAGCAGTAAGTAGTTTTATTGACGTGATAATCCAAAACTATCCAACGTATCTAGCTAAAGGGTACGAAATTATAGGGTCTTTGATTATGGGTATCATGCAAAGATTGCCTGATTTAATCAGCACAGCATTAAGTCTGATGACTAGTTTCTTATTGATGATTATATCTAAAGTACCCGATTTACTTTCTGCTGGAGCTCAGTTGCTTGGTAGTATGGTGTCCGGGCTGATTAATAACTTACCTCAGATTTTAAGCGCTGGAGTAAATATAATCACGAGCCTTTTGAGCGGTATCAACTCAATGGTTGGTAAAGTTATATCTGCCATCTTAAACATGGGTAACGACATAGTCAGGAATGTTACGGGAATAGATTTAGCAGGAGCTGGCAGAGCAATAATTGACGGCTTTGTAGGTGGTTTAAAAGGCGCTTGGGAAAAAGGTAAAGAGTTCGTCGGCGGTATCGGAGACTGGATAAAGGAGCATAAAGGCCCTATCGAGTATGACAGAAAGTTACTCATTCCAGCTGGTAATGCAATCATGAACGGTTTAAATAATGGATTGCAAGACAGATTTAAAGATGTAAAATCAACAATTTCAAGCATGGCTAATGAAATGCAAGACAGTTTCAACGTCGGTCAAATGATTAACGATGAACTGGCAAGCGTGAGCAATAGTGACTTGCAGGCTAAGCTATATAGCGGACAGAATTTGGTTAAACAAGTGATTGACGGAGCTACTGGTCAGACTAGCAATGCAGATGTTTTACGTGCGATTAAAGGCATGTCTGACAGACCAATTGTAGTATCTAATCAGGTAGACAGTCGTGAGTTTTCTCGCTTAACCGCTCAACCAATGAATGAAGAAATTGACTTGTATCAACGTCAAAGAAATAGAATGGCAGGTATCTTAATTTGAGCTTATCAGTAACATATGACGGTCAAAGCCTAAATGATTTTTTAGGAGTTGGTCAAAACTACAATGCCTTTGATAGCGCTGAATGGAGTAATGAACTTCGCAACATCGGCAATTCAAATGGCACAACGTATCTATATAGGTCATACGGAGCTAAAACAATTACAATGCCTTTCTACATCAAAGGTAGCGTAAAGACCAAGTATGACATGCTTATGACGGTTTTAAACGTATCAGAGCCTAAGCGATTGACTTTTGGCAATCTTGCTAACAGATATTTCTTGGCTTTGCCAGACGGTAAGGTTGAGTTTGAGATGTTAGGCGGAAACGCTGGACGTGGTACTATCACTTGGCTGATACCTGACGGAATATCACACTCAGTAGACACTAAGATAGTAACAGCTAGTGTTGTAGACGGCATTTTAACCGCTAACGTTAATAACAATGGTTCTGATGAAGTATTTCCAACATATCGATTCAGTTATCCAGCAGAAAACGGATATCAGGAAATAGTCCATGCTGGTGGCGTGTTAAAAATGGGTAATGCCGAGGAGGTAGACAAAGAGTTCGTCAAAAGCGAGAAAATGGTAGACACAACAACTTTCTCAGAACTTACTAGATACACGGGTCTCAGTCCATACAGTCCTAGTGAGTTTGATTTGTCAGGTACGCTTGCAGTACAAACAGCTGGTGGAGCTGATACAAGAGGTCTTAGGCTTGCTAACCGTGGCACAGGGGCTAAAGTTTATGCAGGCGGTGCTATGCGTTATACAGTTCCAGCAGATGTTAGTGGTGATGTTGGGGCTAAGAACTTTTGGTCTTATATGCAACTTCTTTTCTGGGTCGGTCGAGTTGGACAGACTGGTGTCACTCAAATTATTTACACAGACGCTGACGATAAGATAATTGCGATGTACACCATCGGTAAATGGACGACATCTGGTAGTGGTGCAAGGTGCAAAGCTCAATATATGGGTGCTGATGGCAATCTTGTAACTCGGTTTGATGAGGAATTTCAAGCAAATAATATTGACACTCAGAACCCTTTTAGCATTCGTCAAGGTTCTTTTGATTTTGTGAAACAAGGCGATAATTTGAGATTTTACTTTTTCGGTAGATACTCAGATGTTTATGCACCACACTTGGCAGATGTCAAGTGTCACAAGGTATATATCGTCGAAGCTGACGTATTCGGTCGAAAAGATAACGACTATATCACACACAACGCCTTGAAGCGTTTTATTTTTCAAAAAAATAATGTTGATTCTTGGGACGACATCCCCAATCGATACGTAGCAGGTAGTGAATTAGTAGTTGATACAGAGAGCGGTAATATCTATTTCAACGGTCAACCAGCCAACGATGAGCGAGTAGAGGGTACTTACTTCTATCCACTAAAACCTGGCACTAATAAGATTGAGTTTTATCAGTCAAGCTGGGTAACGAACCCGCCAAACGTCACGGTAGAATATAAGGAAAGGTACTTATAATGCTTATATCATTACACGATAACTATCAGCGAAGAATAGCGCATATTGACAACGCACTACCTAAAGCGATGCACTATAACGATGACAAATGGAACAGAAACCTCGCATACGGTACTGGTATATTTGAATTTACAATTGACAGACAAGATTTAGAGTATGAAAGTCAGTTAGTTGTAGGTAATTACATTAGTTTCAGGTACAACAATCGTGACTATATGTTTACGATTTTAAGGTCGAAAAAAAGTTCAGACGATAAGAAAATCATCGTTCATTCTGAATATTTGTCGCTAGGCTTGCTTAAATCGACACAAGACCCTCTAGACCCGTCACAATCACATACGCTAGAGTGGTATCTTACACAGTCAGGTATATTGGTCAATAGCGGTATTAAATTGGGTATTAATGAAGTGCCTGATTTGGTGCGTAAAATAAAAATTGATGGCGAGCAGACATCCCTTCAAAGATTGACAAGTTTTGCTACAAATTTCGGTACTGAAATTGAATACGTCACAACGCTAAACCGCGATGGCACTCTTAAATCTTTGGTTGTTAACTTCTACAAAAAGTTTGATGGTGTTAATCAAGGTGTTGGAACTAACAGACAAGACTTGACTTTATCTTATGGGAAAAATGTATCAGGAATCAAACAAACAACTGATATAACGGACTTCTTTTCAATGATTACGCCAAAAGGGAAAGATGGACTAACTATCACGAGCCTAGACCGTACAGAGTATGACGATAAAGGCAATGTATTGTTTTTCACTCGTCCAGGGCAAAGCTCAATCTATGCGCCACAATCAGCGCAACGCTTCCCAAGTCGTCTAATCAGGACTAACAACGACTACACAGACCACAAGTATAGTGCTGACGGAACATCAGACCAAAATACACTATATACTTTGGCTTTGAACGAGCTAAAAAAACATTGTGACCCGTCAATCGTATATGACGTGACAGGATTTTACGACTTGGACATTGGGGATACTGTTAAGATTTTTGACGCAAGTTTTAACCCTCCGCTGATGCTACAGGCACGAGTAGCTGAGCAGACTATCAGTTTTTCTAATCCATCGAATAACAAGACTGTTTTCGGCAATATCGTAGCTTTAGAAAGTCAGGCATCACAAGACTTGGCGGGTCGTCTTAAAGAACTGGTAGACCAAGTGACACCTTATCGCTTTGAAATTGTCAGCGATAATGGACTAACTTTTAAAAACAACGAAGGCAGTACGACACTAACAGCACGAGTTTTTAAAGGCTCAAATGTCGATGAGGTTTCAGTAGATAGCTTTGAGTGGCTTATTGACGGTGTATCTTTTGGCAGTACGTCTAAATCACAATTAATCAACGCCAGTCAGGTAACTGGTACATCCGTAGTGCGTTATAACGCTAAAATCGGAGATACAGTTATCGGAGGACTAGAGGTCACGCTGCAAGATGTGTCGGACGGTAAGCCAACAGGTGTTACCCAAAGCGACACAGAGCCTACCGAGACATATGAAGGCATGCTGTGGAAATACACGGGAACTGATGACTTACCAGTCACAGGGACAACAGCAGTACCACAAGTGACATATGTCAACACAGACGACAATTGGAAAGTTTTAGACTTACCGCCAGAAAATATTAACGCACCAACACTATCAAAGCTGTCTGATGATTGGGGCGATATTAAAGCCGGAAGTTTCACGAATTGGCAGTACGATGTAGGTCAAGCTTCCAACACGCTTAACGGCGTCTATATCGCTAATGGACGAGTGCTAAATCTATCTATCGAAAATCCAAAATCGCAAGATCCAGATTTCAAAGGGGTCGCAAAAGGAGTGGCGGTAAGAGGAACAGAAAGCTATGCAGGTCTTGAACAACATTATATGAAGCTATTTCCAACGGAAAACGACCAAAGCGCAAATGAAATTATAAAAGATTTTGATAATTTTTGGGTCACGCAGAATAGAGCGGCTAGATTTAGTAGCTATATCTACACAAGCGGAATTAAACAGTTACTGATTAATACTGATGAGCTGCTGATAACAGGTAAGGCGACTGCTGCTGGCCAAAGAGGATATGCAGGTAATGTCATGCTATCATCAGAGGCTAGAGCGGTCAGTATCGTGCCTAATACACCGTACACGATTGGCAGTCTAGCTAATTACGACGCTATCAAGCTGTATGGTCAACTATTCGCACGTCGTAATTTTACGCTAGAGCTTGACTTGACTGGTCCACAATTGCAGTACCCTGACTTTGCAGGTTATACACGTATGGTATCAGCCACTACTGGTTCACGTAACGAGAATGCAGATAGCCGTGAATTTATGGTATACGCTTGTATTAATAGCGCACTGAATACACTTTTGTTCAAGGTATTTTATCGTGACGGCGGTGGTAACTGGACCGAGAACACAAACCCGGCGAATGTGATATATAAAGTTGTGCCGATTATTTATTAAAAATTGAAAGGGGAATAATGCCAAAAGATGAAGACAACAGCATTTTGTTTGAAGTGTTGCAACGTCTCACTAAGATTGAGACAAACACCGAGGGCTTGAATGAAATATCTGGAATAGCTAGAAGTGCACTAGCTAAATCAGAAGAAAACTCAAGAGACATTGAAGAAATCAAAGAGAAACAAAAGTGGACGGTGCATACTATCGCTGGTATCGGCGTTACCTTTATCGTCTACTTCATTACTAAAGTTATAGAGAGGTTAATAGAGAGGTAAAAAATGAAATTTCCAAAATTAACAAATGGTCAATAATTAAAGGAGGATATGATGAGTTTAGAAAATTTTAAAAACAGTAAAATCGAATGGGATACTGTTAACAAGAATTTTGAGCAATGTATCCAAATCGTAAGTGGAGACGTAAACTCAAGGACTGTAACAATTGTGATAACCGATAAAGGTGAGCCGATTAATTTAACGGGATATTCTGTAAAGCTAGTATATAAATATACGTATAATGATAGTTCTGGTTTTGTGATGTTGACGCCTACTGACGTAAAAAATGGAGAGTTTTCTCTTACAATCCCTACTGAGATGACTATTCCGGGAAGTATTAAATCAAATTTAATACTCCTAAATGAAAATTTGGAACAAGTTATCGTAAGTAAAAATATAAAATTTATTTCAGATGATTCTACAGTTACAGATTTAGCTCAAGAAGTAAATAATAAGATTGATGATTTCACAAAATTATTATTGGAAAATATGCCACAAGTGATGCGTAGTGAGTTGAATGACTTACATGCTCAAACTGATTCAAACAAGAGCAATGTTGAGCTTAAAGCAAATTTAGCTGATATGACGATCTTACAAAGTGCAATGGCAGACCTAAAAAATGAAGTAGAAGCATTTGGTATTAGTCCTGAAAATTTAGTTACTATAAAAT